ATAAAATGTAGGAGCTGATTGGGTTTTAGTTTGGGATGCAAATTGAGATTCATTTTTAAACATTTTTAAAATTAAGTCACTTGTATTTCTATTTTTATAATCGTTTGGCCAATATTTTTTTAACAAAATTTTAGCATAATCTTTATACTGTTTAAGTTCATTTTCACTATAATATAAAATTGTAGTCGTTACCTGTGTTAAATCTTCTGGGCTGCTGTCTACTTCAAATTGTTCTTTAAAATTAAATAATTCTGCCTGTTCATTCATAACTTAATTTTTTAGTCAATAAACAATTATATATTTCAATTTCATTATTATTAAGGTCACCAGAACAATAATCAACCTTTAATTTACCGTAGTCCATTTCATTTTGGTAATAAGATTCTTGCTTACTTCCAAAATAAACATTTATAACCCTATTGATTTGAGGCCATAAAATTTTCCTTGTAAAATGTAAGGAAATACCGTATTTCTCTTTTAAGTAGTATTCGTCTTTGCCTTTTCTTAATAAATTACAAATGCGAATTTTCTCCGCACTTGTAAAATTATTATATATTTCTATTGATGTCATTTTTTTAATATTATACCTTTGCTTTCAAATATTTTTATAATCTCTTTTAACTTAAAAGGGTAAATCGTTTGAATCGTTGCTAACCGCTTTTTCCTCAGGTTTCCAAGTATCAACGCTTATACTTACATTTTTACCATATTGGTCAGGCTCAGGCTTTATATTAATATTTAACTTAACAAATTTATTGCCGTTATACTCTTGTATATATTCAGCAATTTTAGCTGGGTTAATTGTAACCTTTAACCAATTGTCACTCATTACTTTACCGCTTCCGCAGTATATTGTTTCTTCTTTATTCATTTGTTATTGTTTTTATTATTTCGTTAAACTTATGTTTTTTAATTACTACATAATCATTTTCTTTGAGAAAAATTATGCTCTCTTTTATCTTTGACTCCTTAATCCTATAAGTATCAAATATTTCATTATTTATTACCATGTTTCTTCTATTTGTGTTGCTATTTCTATTATGTCATTATTATAACCCTGCCTTGTGCCGTCCCATTCTTTGAATTTATCTGTGTAAAAATCATAATCCATAAAACCTTTAAAAAGTAAACTTTCATCTAATTTATAAACTTGTACGTTAAAAGGAATACTAGTCTCGATTGCTACTATATACACATCAGTTTCTTTATTAAATTGATCTTGATACATAGCCAACTGCATTTTATAATCATTATAATATAAGTCACGCTCAAAGCGTTTGCCAGCATCATTTGTTGTTTTTATATCAACTATGCATTGCCTGTTGTTATAAGTCGTTAAAAGGTCTATAAACCCCTTAAATTTAACTTGTTTAAAAGTCCAGTCAAATTTTAATTCAGTTTCAATTTTATTGCTCAGCATTTCACTGAAAACTTTATTTAACATTGAATTATCAATAATAGTTTTTGCATTGTCTAATTCACTTTGTTTTATAATTGTTTTATCTTTATTAGTTTCGCTAAATTCTACCCATGCTTTGCCTGCCCTCCTTGGACCGTCAAATACAGCAAAATCATTTTTAAATTTATTTGGTTCTAATATTAGTTTATGTATTAAACTACCAAACTGCATGGCATCAGTAGTTTTAAATTCATTGTTCCAATATGCCAGTAAATGGTTAGGAGACTTTTTAAATTGCGATAACGCGGAATAACTTAAATGTGTTTTCATAATTGTTTTTTTGGTTTAAAGTTTCTTACTGCCTCGCTAAATTGTTTATCAATTTGCTTTTGTTCTTCAATTAAGTTTTGAAGTTTTTCTAAGTCGTTTTTAATTTCTTTAATTAGTTTCATTATTCTTGTTTTTTAAAGTTGTCTGCCTCTACGTCTGAATAAATACCGTATTCATAGGCATTT